CCCCCCTTGCCATCGGCGTGGTGGTGGACGGCTACCTCATCGGCGTCTACGCTTTCTCGGCCGCCCCGTCCGTAGCACAGTGGGATAAGCACATTGAGACCCCGACGGTTTACCTCCTGTCCGATTTTCCGGTCGAGCCAACCGACTACAAGCACCTGGCGAAGCTGGTGCTCTACGCAGCCCTGTCCAAAGAGAGCAAGCGGATCGCCGAGCGCATCACGAAGAAGAGGGCGGCATCCCTGGTCACCACGGCCTTCAGCAAGAACCCGGAGAGCATGAAGTACCGTGGGCTGTTTAAGGTCCTGAACCGGAAGCACAACGACTCACTCCAGAAGGCGGATTGGGCCAAGGACATTGACCCGGCCAACGCCTACTACCTCCAGCCGTATGAAATCAACTACGGCGCCCCCATGGGACAGTGGACGTTGAAGGAGGGGCTGGCGCTCTGGAAGAAGAAGCACTCGCAGAAGCGGTAAGGAGGAGCAACCATGATTAACACGAAAATCATCGAGATAGATCCCCGTGAGCTGAAGCTGCTGAAAATGAACGCCCGCTTCATGCGGCATGAGGAGTTCCAGCGCCTGGTAGCGAACATCAAGAGGGACGGCCAGCTCACCTCGGCCCCCTTCGCCTGCCTGGACCCCGCCGATGGCAAGTATGAGGTGTTGTCCGGCAACCACCGGGTCCAGGCGGCCATCTCCGCCGGCCTGGAGACCATCCCCTGCATCATCACCGATGATGAGATGTCGGAGGAGCAGCGCATCGCCATCCAGCTCTCGCACAACGCCATTGTGGGCCAGGATGACCCGGACATCCTGAAGAAGCTGTATGATAAAATTCTGGACATCGACCTGAAGGAATACTCCGGCCTTGACGACAAGACCCTGGGCCTGCTGGATAAGGCATCGTCTCAGGCCATGAGCGAAGCCAACCTGGAGTTCCAGGTCCTCAGCATCGTCTACCTTCCCGACGAGCTGAAGGAGGCCCAGCGGGTCATCGACAAGGCCAGGGAGGCGGTCAAGAGTTGCGACAACATCTGGCTTGCCACTGACAGCGAGTACGAGAAGTGGCTCGACGCCCAGGAAACTGCCTCCTCCGCCTACAATGTGAAGAACGTCTCGGCGGCCATGCAGCTCATCTTCAAGGTGTTCGAGGATAACCTGGGCCAGCTTGCGGAGGGCTGGGAGGGGGTGGACCCGAAGAACGACAACTCCATGTGGGTCCCCATCTCTACCATCATCGGCCGCAGTAAAATCCCCGTGGGCAGCGCCAAGGTCATCAAGAAAGCCCTGGACCGTATGGTGGGCCACGGTGAAATTACGCACAAGAACTTGTGGGAAGGGCTGGAGTACCTCTGCGCCGATTACTTAGGAGGGGAGTAAAATGCCAGCTCCCAGCAGTTACAACGAAAAGTATCACGACCGATGGGCGTGGTCTCTGGCATTGAAAGGGGCCACAGACGAAGATATTGCAGACGCCTTTGGAATTTCCGTCCGCACCCTCCACAGATGGAAGAAGGAACACGAGTCATTTGCCGAGGCCCTTGGCCCTGGTAAAGACGTTGCGGATGCTCAGGTAAAGCATAGCCTCTATCAGCGGGCCATCGGCTACGATGCAAAGGACGTTGAACAGATCATCGTTACAGACCCGGCGACAGGAAGGCAAAGAGTGGAAAAGACCCGTGTGGTCACGAAGCATATCGCACCCGATACGATGGCGTGTATGTACTGGCTCAACAACCGGAGCAAGGGAGAGTTCTCTCAGCGTCAGGAAATCACTCTGGGAGGCGCTGTGAAGACCTCCCCGATGGAGAAGCTGACCGAGGAGGAGCTTAGATCCCTTGCCCGTATGGATGAAGGGCAGGATGGCGAGGGGTAGCCGCTCCATCTCGTCAGCCTTGAAGAAATCCATAGCCACCGAAGCACGGTATGAGCTGGCGAGAAGATACTATGCGGATTACGTCCAGCTCGTCCATGCAGGCAGGTGGAAAAGAGCCAGACACCTCGACCTGGTTTGTCGAGAGCTGGAAAACATCATGTCCGGCACAACGAAGCGGCTGATGATATTCATGCCGCCCCGCCACGGGAAGTCGATGACCGTGACGGAGACCTTCCCGTCCTTCTTCCTGGGCAAGTACCCGGAGAAGCGGGTCATCGAGATCAGTTACAGCGGTGAGCTTGCCCAGCAGTTCGGCAAGAAGAACCGAGACAAGGTGGAGGAGTATGGTCCGCTCCTCTTTGGGCACAGCACATCGAACGTCCAAGCTACGAAGACCAACTGGAATATCGACAACGGAACAGGCGGCATGATTTCTGTCGGCATCGGCGGCTCTATTACGGGCTACGGTGCCGATTTGCTTGTTGTTGACGACCCCATCAAGAACCGGGGCGAGGCTGAGTCTCTGACCTACCGTGATAAGCTGTGGGATGAGTACCAGTCAACGGTCAGCACCCGTCTCCACGCCGGAGGCGCTGTCATCATCATCCTGACCCGGTGGCACGAAGACGACCTGGCCGCCCGACTCCTGAACCCGGAGTATGGCAAGGTGGAGGATTGGAAAATCATCTCCCTTCCGGCCATCTGTGAAGACCCTGACACCGATCCATTAGGGCGGACCTTTGGTGAGGCCCTATGGCCCGCTGGCGGCTACAATGAAGCCTGGGCCGCCCAGCAGAAGGAGACAGTGGGCACCTATGCCTGGTCTTCGCTCTATATGCAGACCCCGACGCCGAGCTCCGGCGGTATGTTCAAGCGGAACTGGTGGAAGCGGTGGCGGGTGCTGCCCTCCGGCCTGTTCGATTTCATTCAGTCCTGGGACTGCACCTTCAAGGACAAGGACGTCTCCGACTATGTGGTGGGCCAGGTGTGGGCCCGCAAGGGGGCGGACCGTTACCTAGTGGACCAGGTGCGTGGCCGCATGACCTTCACCGAGACCCTGAACGCCATGCGAGACCTGTCGGCCAAGTGGCCCCAGACCTCCCGGAAGTTGGTGGAGGACAAGGCCAACGGCACAGCGGTCATCGACGTTCTGAAGCGAGAGATCCCCGGTATCATCCCCGTGGAGCCCTTCGGCGGCAAGGTAGCCAGGGCCCACGCCACCACAGCGGTGGCAGAAGCCGGGAACGTCTACATTCCGGCCGCAGAAATCGCCCCATGGGTGGGTGACTTCGTGGAAGAGATGGCGGCGTTCCCAAGCGGAGCCCACGATGACCAAGTGGACTGTTATTCCCAGGCCAACGCCTATTACAACGACAACGCCTTCAGCCTGATGGGGCTGGTCACATGAGGAGGTATGAACGCATGGATTTCGAGGAAGCCAGCGCCGCCCTTGCCCAGAAAGCTCGGATTGAGCGGGGGAGGGCTATCATCCAGCAGAAGAAGGGCCTCCAGTCCGTCAGGCCGTACAGAACGGACGGGTACATCAACGTCCTGAATAAGTACGGGACCGCACGGGACAATAGTGAGGCTTACGAGTTCGTGGCGGAGCCCATCGTCCCGGACACCAAGCTCACGGTCCAGTATGAGGACAACGGCCTGTTTGCCAAGATTATAGACACCCCGGCGGAGGAGGCCGTCAAGCATGGCATCGACCTCGGCCTGAAGGACGATGCCCTGAACGACTTTGTGGAGAAGGCCCTGGACGCCCTGGAGTGGGAGGAGAAGGCGGCCACCGCCATCAAGTGGGCCCGGCTTTACGGAGGGTCCATCATCGTCATGCTCATTGATGACGGTCGTGGCCTGGAGGAGCCGTTGGACTGGAACAACATCCGCAGCATTGATGAACTCCGGGTCTTTGAGCGGGCGGTGGTACAGCCGGACTACGCCAGCATCTACTCATCCGACCCCATGCGGGCCGTGCGGAACCAGGCCAGCAAGTTCGCCATGCCGGAGTATTACTACGTCCAGAGCCTTTATGGGAGCTTCACCGTCCATGAGAGCCGGTGCCTGGTGTTTCGCAACGGCATCCTACCTGAACGTGTCACCAACCCGGTCTATCGGTTCTGGGGTCCCCCGGAGTTCGTCCGCATCAAGCGGGCCATGAAGGACGCCATGGTCGCCCACGGCAACGGCCCCAAGCTGCTGGACCGCTCCGTCCAGCCCATCTACAAGATGAAGAACCTAGCCTCTCTGCTGGCGGCAGAGGGGGGCGATGAGATCGTGATGAAGCGCCTGGAGATTATCGACCTTGCCAGGGGCATTTTGAACAGCATCGCCATTGACAGCGATGGTGAGGATTGGGATTTCAAGAGCATCCCGTTCAGCGGTGTGAAGGATGTCATCGACACCACCTGCAATATGCTGTCTGCCGTAACCAACAT